CCCGCCGCCTCCCCCCCCGGCCCCCCCCCCCCCCCCCCGCGCGGGCGGCCCCGCCCGTGGCGGCGGGGCAGATGATGTTGACCTCCACCGTCACCGTCATGTTTGCTCTGTCCACCTTCTCAATGTGGACCGCCGCCACAGGCTTCGTGATCTGCGGGAACTTCTGCCCGGGGAAGGCCACGTCCGCCGTGAACTTTGCTTCCCGCAGCCGCCGCAGCACAAGCTCTAGGATTGAGATGCCCAAGTATCGTTCACACCCTTCTCCACGCACAGCCCCCACTGGTAGACCGGCTGATTGCGGTAGTAATAAAGCTCCGCCCGCCGGAACAGATACGTCTTATCCCCAAGGGTCAGCGTATCCCCCTCCCGTACCTGCGCGCCGACGGGGCCGATGTAGGCGTACTGCCCCCGGGAGATCTCTCCCAGGAGCGTCGCCTCGCTTTCCATGCTCTGCCAGCTTTTGGCGTTCACCGCCCGGAAAAAAGCCCGGACGGTTTTCGTCTCAGTGCCGCTGGTAAGCCGCATATCCGTACCGTACTGAGCAATGATTTTCTCAACCATTCTCCGCATGTCAGACCCCCCGGAAGGAAAAACCGTCTCTCAGATAGGGCGCGATCATCAGCTCTGCCTGACGCTGCAAGCACTGGGAAGCCGCGTCCCGATTCTTGCTTCCCTGCTTCACCGTCAGATCACCGGCCTTGAACTCCTCCACCTGCGCGTCGTCGTCCACGCCGTTCAGCTGCGCCAGCGCCAGCAGACTGGCCGCGGCGATGAAATCCGCCTTGCAGTCCTCCGGCGTCAATCCCTCCCGCAGCCGCGCCGTCAGGGAGGAAGCGGACGCGCCGCACAGCAGCCGCAGCAGATTCGTCTGCCGCCCGTCCAGTTCCCCCGCCAGCAGCGCAGCCTGAGCAAAAACCTGTTCCGTCAGCGTCATACGTTCAGCACGAGGGACGCGCCGTCACAGATCTTGCCGAAGCCGGAAATGGAGGTGATGGCCGCCCGCTCCAGCTGCCGGTCAATGAGCTTATCGTACTCCACCAGCACGTCGCCGGCACGAACCAGCTCCAGCGCGTAGCGGTTGTCCAGACCGATGATAACGCCGTCGGACACGGCAGAGGTGCGGTGCAGCTGCGCGCCCAGAGGGGTGCTGAGCTTGCCGGTGCCCTGGAAATTCAGCCCGGTGAGGGGATTCTGCAATTCGGAGATTTTCAGCATATCGGTCATGGTTGCGGTGGAGCAGAGAATGGTGTTCATGGTGTAGGGGTCAAACTGCCCCCAGAACTCCACCAGCTGGTCGTAAGCCAGCGTACCCTTAGTGCCGGAGATGGGGCTGGTGCCGATGGTATACTGGGTTGCAGCGTTCTCGTTGCCGTCGCCGGAGATCAGCACGTCCACCGCGTCGGCCAGCTGCTGCTTCTGGATGTGTGCGCCGATCTGACGCAGCATCACGCCGAACAGATCCAGCTTCTGGAAGCGGATGGCCTCATAGGACGCCACCAGCATTCTGCCCCGCTTGCTCAGCTGCACCAGATGCTCCTTGGTCTTCACCGCTGTCTCGGGGATGGACGCACCCTCCATCACGTCCTTCAGCTCCTTGTCCGCGTCGGTGGGGATGGAGTAGATGGAGCGGTAGTCCATGGCGTCGATGACGGTGGTGGTAGCGGTGATGGCAGGCAGAATGTCGTTTTCCTCCATGCCCTGCCGGACGGTGCGGGCGATGTACTCAGGAAACAGCACGGCGGAGTCCATGGTGCGGAAGAACTTCTCCACAGGGGAAGAACCCGCACCCTTGGCGCGGATGCCGAAGCGCTTCAGCTGCCGCTGAAATGCGTCGGTGCCCTCCAGCGCGGTGCCCCGGTAGTTTTCGCTGGGGTCCAGAGATTCCAGCACCTGCGTAAAGTTCATACCCTCCTGCCGGTACATACCCTTTTCCAGTTTCAGATTGTCATAACCCATTTGATATCCTCCCAAGTAAATTTATGGCTGCCGGCCTTCGCCGGAGAACCTATGATGTATTGCGGCAGTGTCATTCACGTAAAGCCCCGCGCCGCCCCGAAGCCCCGTAAAATCCCTAAATCAAAAATCCACTTTCTACTTTTTCCTCTTTCCCCCGGCAGCCGCCCAGCTGGGTCGTAAGCGGCATACTCTCCGCCAGCCGCCCTTCCAGCGCCGACCTGAGCTTGATCAGGTCTTCCGCCGCGGCGGTTCTGGCGATGCTCCGCAGCACCGGCGCTTCCACCCCCAGCTCCAGCGACAGCCCCAGGCGCACGATGCTGTCCTCCAGCTCCTTCTGATAACGCTTTCCCAGCTCTGCCTGCTGATACAGCGCCCGGTATTCCGCCTGCGCGCCGAATTCATCGGCCAGTTCCTTGAGCTTGGGCTTTCCGCAGCCCAGCCCCTTCAGCACCCCGGCCTCCCGCTGTGCCGGGACGGCCACAAAGGAAAACTCGTAGGCGTCCATCGGCTCCTGCAAAATGGCGCAGCAGACCTGTCCGTCATAGCTCTCGCCCTTCCGATGCCCGCAGGAACCGTAGTCGCTCCCGCAGATGGAGCATACGGAGCGCCCCATGGCGCACCCCACGGATACCTCCTTCTTGATTCCCGCCTCAATGTCGGCGATGATCTCGTCGTTGGCATCCCCCCGCCGGATGTACGCCCATGCTTTGATGAATTCCGCGCCGTCCTCCCGCACCACCTCGGTCTGGAAGATACGCGCCACCTGCTTGTCGCTGCTCCACTTGTGGTCAACGATCCCCGTCTTGCCGATGAACAGCTTGGCAAGCCCGGGCAACGCGGCGCTGTCGAAGCGCTCAAAGTCCCGGTCTACCTGATTGTCGCACAGCCGCAGGGAGAACACGTAAACCTGCTGGGCTGTCAGATGCGCCTTGGCAAGATTGTTGATCGCTTCCAGCTGTACCGCCGTAGGTGCGCCGCTGCTTGCGGCCTGTGCCGCCTTGTTGATTTCCATGCCGGTTCCTCCATTCAAGAATTTTCATTTTGGGACGCATCCGCCAGACACTTTTCCGCCTGCGCCCGGTAAAGCGCCGCCTGTGCCTCCTGGGTAATATCCTGCAAGCTGATGTCGTCCCACTCGATCTCCACCCGGTTGTCCAGCCCTTCCAGCGCAAGATAGGTCTGACAGATCTTCCGCATGGCAGGCTCCACCGTCCGCCGCAGCGCCCACAGTTCCGAGGTCAGCAGATCCGCCTGCTGGGTACTCATCCGCTCGGTGGTGCTCCAGTTCAGCCCCAGCAAAAAGGGCGGCAGCCCGGTTTTTGCCACCAGCTGCTCCAGGATCTGCCGCACCGGGGTCTCGGAATCCAGAATCGGCGCTTCCCCGCCGATGACCTTGATTTCCACATCCCCCACGGCCACGAAATCCCGCACCGTGCCGTTCTTGTTGTCCTCCATGGCCCGGCTCCATTCCGCCGCCACGGCTTTCCCCCGCTCCTGCGCCGTCACCGGGTCAAGATTTTCGCCGCCCTTGCAGATGACGCTGTAACGGATGTTCCCGGCGCGTTCCCAGTTAACGCCGATGGTGTTGTAAATTTTCAGAAGAATGTCCGCGAGGAACGGCATCCCCCGGAACATGCTCACTCCATAAGGGTGTGCCGGCTCGGGATTCATCGTGGTGAACAACAGGAGCTGCTGATAAGGGAGCGGCCGCAGCAGGCCATGCTCATCGGTGCCCCACAGCACCGTTTCCAGGGGATTTTCCCCCTCCTGCGCTTCCAGTGCCGTCACGTCTCCCCAACATACCGCCCGCAGTTTTCCACCGGCGATCACCAGTTCACCCACCGCCCGGCCATAGGTCAGCAGGCTGTCCAGATACCCGCTCAAAAAGCTTTCGATTCCCATCTGTCCCCGGCCGCAGGGCATCATCTGTAAAAAACCATTGAGCCGGTGCTGTGCCTCACGGTCCCGGCACCGGACCTCAAACCCGCCGCACAGCCGTACCATTTTCGCGACCGCGGCATCCAGCACCGGAATGGCTTCCCGCATCTCCCGGTAAATCCGCTCCTCCCCGGCGCCCAGAGGCGTAAACCCCTTCATCACCCCAAAGGGGTGGGTGTTCCCGGTGCGAAGCTGGCATACTGCCGCAACGCCTCCGGTTTCCTTCTGCTTTCGTTTCAAAAAATCGCTCCCTTCAAGCAAATATTACCCTGACGTCCCCCGTCAGCGCCTTCTCTCCACCGCCCACGCGGAAACTCCCTCCTGCCGCTCCCCCAGAACCGTGGCGGCAAAGTACCGCATGTCGTCCATGGCGTGGTCGTGCTCCTTGCGTACCTTGTCCTTCCCTCCGCCGGATAAATCCCAGACGTACTCGTCCATCTCCCGCAGACAGTCCGCGCACCCCTCGCAGATCACGATCTTCCCGGCCTTCAGCAGATCGGAGGTCAGCCGGATACCGCTGAGAACATCGTTTTCCGCCTTGCGCACCCGCCACCCCTTCCGCCGCAGGACCTCAATGAAGCTGGCCGCCGAGGGGTCAACGATCACCGCCGAAATTCGCCGTTCCCCGGCAAGTCCCTCCAGCGCCCGGGCGTATTCCTCGTCGGTCATCTGCCGCCGGGCCTCCCGGGAGTTGAAGTAAAACTCCTTCACCCGGTACCAGACCCCGCCCCGCAGCCCCCACAGCCCCATGGACGTAGGATTCACCGTCCCGTAGTCGCAGGATATGTACCACTTTTCGCAGCTTTCCGGCGCTTTCCCCACCATTTCCGGGGAGAAAAAGTCGTAAACCCGACCTTCCGCCTGCGCCCACTGTCCGAGAATAAACCGCCGGTAGAACACCCCTGTGTACAGCTTCTGATACCGCTGCCGGATCTCAGGCGTCAGGGAAGGGTTGTCCTCCATGGTGAAGTGGAGCCGCAGACAGTTCCGCTTCTCCGCCTCCAGAATCCACGTCCGGTAAAACCAATGCCCCGGCCCGGCAGGGTTGCAGTTGAACCATAACCGGCTCCCGGCGACGGAGCACCGGGCGCATGCCTGCTCCACAAAGCTGCGGGGCATCAGCGCCACCTCGTCCAGCAGCACCCCGGCAAAGGTGATACCCTGAATCAGGCTTGCGGAGCTTTCGTCCCGCCCGCCGAAGACGTAAAACTGGTTTTCCCGTCCCCGGAATTTTACAGTCAGCAGGTTATCCGTCCGCTTTTCCTTCCACTTCGCCCCCAGCGCTTCCAGCTTCGGCAAAATCTCGGACAACACATTTCTCCGCAGAGACGCGATCGTCTTGCCGCAGACGCCGAACTTCTGGCCGCTAAAGCAGCTCATGGCCCACAGGAAGAAGCTCAGCCCCATAGCCAGTGTCTTCCCGGAGCGGACCGCCCCGTCGCACACGATGGCCTCCCTGTCCCGGTTGGGATTTCCCGGCACCCACCAGCTCAGCACCGTCCGCTGCTTTGGCGAAAATGCCGTCATTCTTCCCCGCCGCCCTGCAACGCCTTCAGGAAATCGTCCATGTCCGTCTGCTCCCCGTCCGCCACCGTCGCCAGCTGTTCCAGCGCCTGTAACCGGTCAATGAGCTTGATCTCCACCGTCCCCTTGTCGTTGCGCTTGACCTCGCTGAGCAAACTCAGGTCCAACTTGTCCAGCCTCGGCTCATCCTCCAGCGCCAGCCGCACGCAGTCGTTGGCTTTCCCGAACGCCAGTTCCGCCAGCCGCCGCGTCACATCCTCCCTCCGGATTTTCCCCGTCTGGATTCGCTGCTTCAGTTCCCTTTCCACGCTTTTGCGTTCCATAGTAACCTCCCTTTCATCCAAACCCAAGAAGGCAAAAAAAGTTGCACCCGAAGGTGCAACCAAAAAAATCCCTAAAAATCTTTCTTCTAACGCATACTCCACTCACCAGAACCGAAGCCGCCCCGCCGCAAATATCATTCCTCCAATTCCCTCCGCAGCTTCTGCAACGCCCGCTTCTCAATCCTGGATACATAGCTCCTGCTGATCCCCGTAATGATCGCCACCTCCCGCTGCCGCTTCGGCGGCTTTCCATTCAGTCCATACCTCAATACGACCACCTCCCGCTCCTGTTCCGTCAAACAAGACCGAATCGCCCGATGCAGCTGTTCCGCGCTCTCCCGGGAGGACACCTGTTCCAGCAGATCGCCGTCCTCGCTGACCACATCCATCAAGGAAAGCGCCGCCCCATCGGTACCTGTCTCGATATAATCGGACAGCGAAACATCCTGCGCACTCTTCTTCTGCCCCCGAAAATACATCAGGATTTCATTTTCTACGCACCGGGCAGCATAGGTAGCAAGTCTCGCCCCCTTGCTGGCATCGAATGTCGTGATCCCCTTGATCAGCCCAATTGTCCCAATGGAAATCAAATCCTCCTGGTCGGCGGTTTGTGCGTAATATTTTTTAGACTGGTGATGCCTGCGGTGTGCTTGAGCGGTGTATAGACAGCCTCATAGGTGCTGCCCAGCTTCAGAAAAATGTCGAGACGGATAGCATCTTTGGTGCTTTCCCGCTTTACAACCACCCGGTCCAGAATCGTTGCTACCAGTGCCGTATCAATGTCCCCGGTGAAGCTGAGTGCCCGGTCCAGGGCCTGACGGATGGCCGGGATGTCCAGTTCCTCAGAAGACTGATTTTCTTCTTCCTGCCGGATGGCCGTCAGTTTTCCATGGCACTCCAGAATCCGGACGTTGAAGGCATCGTTGCGCTCCTTGAATTCTTCTACCGTCAATGCACCGGCAATGCTCAAATCCAGCAGCCGATTTTTCTTTCGCTCCAGATCATCCATCTCATTTTCCACCTGACAGCGGAGCTTGCCATAATCCACTTCTTTGGGAATGTTGGTCAGCACCGTCACCAGAGAATCGATAATTTTCTGCTTATCCCGAATCAACTCCTTGAAAATGTCACTGAGGATAAAATCCAGGTCACTGCTGTGAATCTGGGGCGCCGAGCAGGCCGCCCTTCCGTGGCTGCGGTAAACCTTGCACTGCCAGACCTCCTGCTGTCCCTTTTTTGTTTGAATCACCTGCCGGTGAAAGGTAGTCCCGTGTTCCTCACAATAGATTTTTGTGCTGTAGGGATAGCGATTGTGAAAGCTGAGGCCGCTGCTGCGTGACTTCATTTCTTCTCTCCTTCTCCTGTACAGGGCATTGGCCCGATTCCACAGTTCTTCGGAAACGATGGCCGGTATAGATGGGTCCGGGTACGTCACCCACTCGCTTTCGTCCAGCAAAACATTCCGCTTTGTCCGGTAATCCACACTCTGGCTCTTATTCCCGCAGTACCAGCCCTTGTACTTGGGATTTTCCAGAATGTGCCGGATGGTCAGAGTGTTAAAGGCGTTCCCCTCCCGGCTGGTGTAGCCCAGCTCCATCAACCTTTTGGAAATCGTGCGGGTCCCAAGACGCTGGTTTCCGTAGAGGTCAAAGATGATGCGGATGATCTCCGCTTCCTCCTCATTGACGGTCAGAACGCAGTCCTTTTTATCGTAGCCATAGAGCTTGTCGTTGCCCAGCACATGGCCGTTCTTGATAGCCTGCCGAAAGCCAAATTTCAGCCGTTCCGACAGCTTCCGGATTTCATCCTGAGCAACACCCGCCATAATCACCAGCCGGAACTCGCTGTCTGTATCCAATGTGTTGATATTATCGTTCTGAAAGAACACCCCCACGTTGTAATCCAGCAGTTCCTGCGTATATCGGATGCTGTCCAGAGTCGATCTGGAAAACCGGGAAATCTCCTTGGTAATGATGAAATCAAACATCCCGGCCTTGGCATCCCGGATCATGCGATTAAAATTGTCCCGCTTCTTCGTAGAGCCGCCGGAAATGCCCTCATCCACATACCCCGGTACAAATCTCCAATTTGGTCTGCTCTGAATCAGCTCCGTATAATATTGCACTTGATTTTCCAGAGAATTGATCTGTTCATCCTGATCTGTGGACACCCGGGCATAAAATGTCACCCGAAGTGGCATGTCGTAAAACGACCTGCCATTCCGCATTTCAGCGCGGATTTTCCGAACTTCCATCAGCATCCTCCTTTCCAGCCTCATTATCCCAGAAGAAAGGTGGAAAGTCCAAGGTGCCAAGAATCTTTTCATGGGATTTGTCGTAAACCGTCCTTGAAATCAAGCCCTTGCCCAAAAGCATCTGCAATAAAGCATCCAGAACGTCCCACTGTACCTCATTCATCCGCACTCACCTCGAAACACCATATGTCCACCCCCGCTTCATCTTTCCGCAGCCCGTTGCCGCTTGCGCTGATACTCGGAGAGCAGCTTCAGAATCGTCTCCTGCATCTGGGCCGCACTGTAGCTTTTCGGGAAGAATTTACGAAGGTCGCCGGTCTTGAAGCTGACTTTTTCCTGCTGGTTGGCCTTCTCCTCCTGCATGATAGTGGAAATGTCCTCTGGGGATAGGCTTCCGGTCTGGTACAGCTTCTTCATGCGGATCGCTTGAGATAGGGATGGAGTGCAGTCGTTGCGACGTATTTCTTCCAAGAGGTAGGTCTGGGCTTTTTCCGGGAGGTAGCTCAGTTCTACAGCGGGTGTGAGGGCGATTTTGCCGTCATCGACAAGCTGAAGCAGTTCCGGAATCAGGTAGGTCAGACGGATGTAGCGTTGTACTTGCTTGCGACTTTCTCCACTTTCTTCCGCAATCATTTCATCCGAGCGCAACTTTGGGCCAAGTTGGCCCGAAGTTAAATCCGTCCGTTCTCCTCTGTGGTTCAGAGCATCTGCTTTCAGTCTATAGGCGAATGCTTTTTCACGGGGCAGAATATGCTCCCGGTGCAAATTGCTGTCCACAAGCATAACGGCTGCCTCTTCCCGGCTGATTTCATAGACAAGGGCAGGGACTTTGGAAAGCCCTGCTCTTTGTGCTGCGTGTAGTCTGCGGTGGCCGCTGATTACTTCGTATCCGTCTGCGTCATTCAATGGCCGGACAATCAGCGGAGACATGGCGCACGGCCTCCCGGCTCAGGTGGGGGAGAATGTATCAGATGAATGAGTATGAAAAATGTCAAGGTACATGGGGAAGGGCAATACCCCTTCACTTATCGCGGCGAAAACGGGGTTTTGTGAGGGTGTTTTGCAAAAAATATTTTCGGGCCAGAGATACCTCTCATGTAGTAGGCATTGAAGTAGGCCAAAAGTTTACATGCTTTCAAATATTTTTCATGTAAGCTACTCAAATACCCCCTCACTTGGTAGGCATCCAGAATGGGCAAAAGTAAAGGTGTTTCTCAAGATTTTTTCAATTTCATAAAGCCTGCACAAATTCCCTCATATATTGAGCCCACGAAACAGGTCGATTTTTTACATGTTTCGGGGAATAATTGATTTTTGTAAAATTCGACGAAGCACCGTGAGATATTACTCCTTCACCTATCGCGGCAAAAATGAGGTTTTGTTAGTGTGTTTTCCCAAAATATTTTTCCCCTCACTTAAGTAGCCATCGAGGCGGGCCGTTTTCTAATATGATTTCTGAAAATAAATTATTTTTGTAAGAAATGACAAAACCGCCACGGGGCGACTGACAAAATCAGTACACAACATGGC